TGATGTGCGACGTGCAGGTACTGCCATTTCGTTTTTCTCCTTTTAAGATATAAATTCAATTAGGTTTGATTTTCATCAACTGTAACAGTATAACAAAACTTTTTTGTAAAGTAAAGTTACTTGACAAAAAAATTGAAATTTTTGAAAGAAACTTTTCTGTTGTCTGTTCCTCCAAAGTCCTTGCCTATCTTTGTGGCCTCTTTTATGCTATAATAATACCACTAGCCCCCAAGGCCTTGATATCACTGGCCTTCCAAGGGGTCAGGAGTGACTGAATACGGGACTGAATACGACATATTTATATTACCATATATTCAAGCAATTTCTCCACGGTATCGGTCCTTTGCTCTTCTGTTATGTGAGTGTACAGGTCCAGCGTTATCTGGACGGTGCTATGTCCTAGCCGATCAGAAATGTTTTTAGGCTCAACGCCCGCACTAAAGAGCAATGAAGCGTGTGTATGTCGCAAGCCGTGGGGCGTGATAGGTTTTAGCTTGTGGTCAGTCACGAAGCGCTTGAAGTATGGTATAAAATTGTGAATGTGTACCCACTCGGCCCGCTGATTCGTGAAGATGAAATTATCATCGCCTTCAAAATGCTTGCCGTTTTTGAAATAGATCTTTATCTGGTCCTTTTTCCAGCTTTTTAGAATTGAAAGCGTGGTGGGATCAATAGAAATCACGCGCTTACTGTTTTTAGTTTTGGGCGTCTGAAGAGTTTGTTTTTCTTTGATCCGGGCAGCCGTTTTATTGACGGTTATTTTTTTATTTTCGAAGTCAATATCGGACCATTTAAGAGCGAGGGCCTCCCCTTGACGTAAGCCGGTATAGCTCATTAAATGCACCAGCGGAAAAAAATAAGACAGCGTGGCCGTTTGAGCTAGTTTTAAAAACTCTTTTAGCTCTTCCTTGGTCAAAAAGTTCCCTTTTCTTTGAGTTTGACGACTTTTCGGCTTGATTACCTTATCAAAAGGGTTTGAATCGAGTATATCCATTAGGACAGCATACTTGAAAATTCTATTAATGACTGACAGATAGTGATTATAGAGTACATAGGTTTTACTCAATTCAATAACCACTTTTTGACAGTATGCGACAGTTATTTTTTTCAGCTTCAACTCTTTAAAATGTTCTTCAGTCATTTTCTCAACTTTTGACTTGACGTTTTCAAAAGTGCTGGGCTTTACCGTGGTTTTATAATTTTCTAACCACAGTTGAGCTAGTTCTTCGAATGTAGGATCTTGGAACCCGTCCGATTGATTCGACGGAAGCCCGTTCTCTTCCACGTCAAGCAACAAATTTCTTTCCGCTTGTTTGGCTTCTTTCATAGTCTTAAAGCCCCGGCGCGTGGTCCGCCGTTCTTTGCCGGTTATGGGATCAATTCCCAGATAGGTTTGAAATAAGTAACGAGTCTCCCCGTTTTTGGTTGTATATTTTTTTATCATGTCTTTCCTCCGTTTTTGCTTGCCCGCACAATTGAAAGAACGAAATGATTTTGCTATACTTAACTTATATCATGTATTTCCCCGTGGCTTGCCTCGGGGCTTTTTTATTTATCATAAACCATCGCGCCGTTTTGCTCATAAGCAAGGCGGTTTTCGTCTTTGTCAAAGACAAAAAGGGGCGGTGCTGTGAAATCTTTATCAGTAATCTTATATGTTTTTTCTACGTCATTTTTGATTTTAAGTAAACCGTCTACATTTTGGTGTAGCTGGTCGTTTGTCAATTCAGACGATGCCACGGGTAGCACTACAGCCATACCATCGCTACGATAGTACACGTCCATTTGACTTGAGTCAAGCCATTGCTTGTAAGAGTTTGCAAACTGATCCAGTAGTGGTCTAGCCTTGCTTACCCGTCCAGTGGCCATTTTATATTTTTCCTCGCCTTGGTTTTCTTCTTTGCTTTTTGCTTTGGCCTTGTCTACTAGCTCCCAGGCTTTTTCTTTTTGCGTTTTCTCTGAGCTTGACTCGGTTGTCACTTGTTCGGTTGATTCTTCTTGATTTGATTCAGATCCCTCGCTTTGATTGCAACCGGCAATAAATAGAGTGAGTAGTGCGACTGCTGCAAATGTTACCTTTTTCATATTTTCCTCCTGGCTATCCAACTAGCCTGTAAAATTCATCTATTACCATTAATTCGTCGGCCGTCGTTTTTAGTTCGTGGCGCTCCATGAAATGTACATAATTAAACTCGCTCGCGTCCCCAGCTGCTAACTCTTCCTTCAATAGCGCGTGTATCATGGCCCTATTGGCTTCATTCTCGCACTTAATCGGGTTTATGGTATATTCGGCCGTCGTATGGTCCAAGTGCCCCAGCTCGTGCAAAATAACGCGTTTCTGAGCCTCAATAGTTAGTGATTTATTAACGAAAATGATCTTCATATCAGATAAGATCATTCCGGGCCGTGGCCACAGTTCATTGTCAAAGTAAGCGAGCGTGACGCCCGCTTCGTGACAAATATCTTCTAGTCTCATAATCTTCCTTTTAGATAACCTTCAATAATATTTTGTATAGCGACGATATCTTCTTCATTGAGTGGCTTTCCGTCGAAAGTCTTCGCATTTTCGGCCATTTTCCGGAGATCCAAGTCCGAAAAATCCGGCTCTTTCTTTACGGGTTTAACTCCGAGCAAAAATTCCGGAGTTACTCCAAGAGCCTTCGCGAAAGCGTCCGCCCGATTCAATGGAAAAGTACGCGTCTTATTAAAATAGCGAGAGATCCCAGACTTTGCCATATTCGTTTGTCTTGCAAGCTCACTTAAAGAAATATTCTTTTCAGCACTCAATTCTTTTATTAGTTCTATTATTTCGTCGTTTGTCCTCATGGTTTATTCACTCCTTTTTATTCACGTTTCTATTATATCACCGTTCCCGAAAAAGTACAAATAATACTAAAAAAATAAAAAATGTATTTTTTTTTGAAAAAAGTGTTGACAAAAGAGAACGGTTAGTTTATACTAAGATTGTTCCCGAAAGAGAACGAATAAAAAACAAACGAAAGGAGGTCTGTTATATGACCGTAAATCATTTACGAATCAAAGCGGAGCGAGTCGCGAAAGGACTCACACAAGACGACATGGCAAAGGCCCTTGGTTGGTCTGATCGCGCTCGATACGCTAAACGTGAAAACGGACTAGTATCATTCGACGCTGACGAATTGATAAAAGTCGCGACAATCCTCGGATTCTCAAAAGACGAGATCGGTATTTTTTTTACCGAGAGCGTTCACTAAAGAGAACAAGAGGACACGAAAAAGCACCCGAGCGAGAACGTTCGAGCGCTTGAAAAAAATATCTACCTTAATTATATCAGAAAGTGCTTGCCCGCACAATTGGAGGAACGAAGAAATGGAGGAGCTAAACTTGCCACCCTTGATCTCGGACGAGATCGCGAAAGTCTATCTCAGATCGATCGTGGATATCGTAAGAGACGAGCTGAAGAAAGAAATAGAAGAAAAACAAATGCCACTCGATCAAAGAGCCTTGATGAAAAAATTCGGCTTCGATCATGGCTATATAAAGAAGCTAGAACGTCGAGGACTTGCATTTCGGAAACAAGGAAAGAAGAAAATGTACGACGTCCGGGACGTTTACGAAATTTTAGAAAAAGAAAAGGAGTATTTGAAATGAATGAAATTATTATTTCTGGGCAAGTTGCCGGAACAGTTGCAATCGGGGGCGTGTGCTTTATCGCTGGCCTTATCGTATCGTGGAAAGACCACAAGAAACGAATGAAGATCGCAAAAACCGAAACACTCAAAGCTATCGAAGAAGGGCTTCCAGAGCACAATGCACAAGTCATCGAGCAATACGAAGACGAACTCGCAAGCCGTCGAAAAGCTATGAAGCTATACACTGAATCGCCGGAGGTACCGTTCCATGTTTGGTAAGAAAGCCCGAAAAATTGAGCAACAATCAAAAGCGCTCAATCGCTTGTGGTTTATCAATTTACAACAAACCGAAATTTTAAAAGCCACACTTGAGCGGGAAGAACGACTGCTGGACGAGCTCGCTCGTCTGAAAGGAGAGTTAAGAAATGGTAACAATTAACAAGCTCGAGATCGAAAACGTGAAACGCGTTAAAGCGGTCAAGATCGAGCCGTCAGCGAAAGGGTTGACAATCGTCGGTGGAAACAATAACCAAGGCAAAACAAGCGTATTGGACGCGATAGCGTGGGCCTTGGGTGGCAATAAATACAAACCCTCACAAGCACAGCGCGAGGGGTCAACAATTCCCCCAAGCCTTAAAATCACGCTATCAAATGGCCTTGTCGTTGAGCGTAAAGGAAAGAATAGCGATCTAAAAGTTATTGACCCAAGCGGAAACAAAGCGGGCCAGAAATTGCTTGATAGTTTCGTCGAAGAGCTCGCTCTTGATCTTCCAAAGTTTATGGAAATGAACGACAAAGAGAAAGCGACAACGCTCCTACAAATTATCGGGGTAGGCGATCAGCTTGCCCAGCTTGAAATGGAAGAAAAAACCAAGTACCAAGAGCGCCACGCAATCGGAGTCATTGCGGATCAAAAAGAAAAGTTTGCTAAAGAGCAGCCGTATTATCCAGACGCACCAAAAGAACTCGTTTCAATTGCGGACTTGATCCAACAACAACAAGAGATCCTCGGACGAAATGGCGAAAACGCTCGCAAGCGTCAGAATCTCGCGAGAATCGAAAACGACTATCAAGGGGCACTCGCAAACGTTGAGCGTCTGGAAGATATGCTCAAGGAAGCCCGGGAAAAAGAACAGGGA